TTGTGTGGGACATAGACAGGTACCTCCTTCGGTTTATCGTAGTAATGTTCCAGTTCAAATGCCACCCGTCTGTTTTCACAGACTATCACATGCAGGGTATTGATCCGTTTGCGCAGCTTTCGCTGTGATTCCAGCTGCCTGGTATGCTTCAGTTGTTCTTCCAGCTGCTGAATCCTGGCTTCCATCTGCTTGGCGTTTTCCAGGTATTCTGCCGCCAGGTCTTTCAGATCAGCATCCATCAGCATCCACCACCGGAAACCGCTGGGTACTGTCCAGCTCGTCTTTGTAGTCGTAGGGTGTGCGTCGGGGATTGGGCACCCGTTTCTTCTTCGGTGTCAGCGCCCTGATCTGCGCCTTTAACCGCTGGATGATCTTGTCATCCTTGCGGAACTGACGCAGGGATCCAGCAATATATCCGCCCATCGCGCCAACAATGCCGCCGGCAAAGGCGATCTGGATAATGGCCTGGGTTTCATTCATCATGGGTTGTCTCCTTCCACATAGTTGTAGGATCTGCGCGCCTGTTTCAGCGCATTCTCAAAGCTAACCGCCCTGAATCCCTGCTTAAATGTATGCTCTGCATCGTTTCCGACGTGCAGCCAAATTGTGCGGAATTTCTGGCCGCGCACACCGGACGGTTTCATTCGTCCATCCGGTACGATAACCTCAATGGTTTTGCTCCCTTTATCATACGATCCAGGCACGGTATCGCAGTCTGAGTACCGTTCCTTGTATCGTCTGTATGGCATTCTGTGGATCGCGGCGGCGCATTCTTTTTTGCTCACGGGTTGCCTCCTCCTTCCAGCGGCTTGATATGTAACGGGTCCGTCACATCCATGCCGTCCATGCTGCGGATGAACTCATCCAACGCACTGCGGCGGCATTTCAGCGTGCCGAGCTTCATGAATTTCAGAAGCCCGGCGTTCTTCAGACGGTACACATATGCGGTGTTGGTTTTCAGCACCGCGGCCGTCTGCTTTACGGTCAACAGCTCTTCGCTCATGATTCCTCTCCTCTCTGTCATGATTTGTGGATGTCGTGGGTGAGCCCGAGCAGATAATCTGTGCTCGTGCCAAAGAGCTTTGCGAGCTCGATGATCTTGGAGCTCGGGATTTCAGTTTTTCCGTACATCCAGTTTTTAAGTGTAGCGTCAGAAACATTCAAACGCTTCGCGAGTTCCGATTTCGTGAGACCTCTGCGGGCTCTTTCGGCTTCGATGTTTGGAAACAGCATTATGTAACCTCCTTATTTACCCGGTTCGGGGTTGTCTATGGTCATACTATACACCCGTTACTGGTAAATGTCAAGGGTTTTTCAAAAAAATTTTACTCGTTTCTGGTAAACTTTTTATTGACTCAATTTACCCGATATAGTATAATAATTTCAGGAGGAGGTGATGCACATGCCAGCAACAGAATTATCAAAAAGGCTTACAAAAATCAGGGAGTAGCACGGGTATAAGCGAACAGAACTTGCGGAAATGTTAGGAATACCGTATCGAACAATCACGAATTACGAAACAGGAGAGCGTGAGCCGGGGCACCCATATATAATCAAAATAGCGAAACTGTTTAACGTAACTACGGATTATATTTTAGGGCTTGAAAACGAAACAGGCTCGCCCGATCAAGATGCACCTGATTCGAGCGAGCCTGTATGTAGAGATGAACTTGTTAATTTTTTAAAATCCATCGGGGTAGAAAATCCAAAAATATCCCGTCAGGACTTGGAGTTTTTGGATGCTGTAGCGTCCTTAGTCAAAGCGTGGTACGCCAAATAGCGAAACAACGCAAATGCTTTTTGTGGGTTATCGGTTGAATTTATTTTATCCAATATCGAATCCACAATGTCATGCGCCGGAGCCTCGTGCTCCGGCGTTTTTATTTCTTCTCCCATTATGTATCACTCCTCCGTCAAACGATTATGGATCACAAATTCAAATATTTTATGATTTTCTTCCTTCAATCTATATTTTAGCATTTTTTACTTTAATTTCCATGTTTTTATCAAAAATGTCCGGAATCACGGACACTTATTGTGCGGGCTGTCGAACAGCTGCCACATCTGGCAGTCCAGCGCAGCGGCTATGCGTTCCAGCTGGGACAGCGTAGGTGATAGTTTCCCGTTTTCGATATCATTTAGCGTTGTTTTGGATATACCGCACTTTTCCGACAGTTTGCGCAGCGAATATCCCTTACAATTCCGCATTTCCCAAATTTTTATGACAATCATGCAGATATTATGCCTTACATGCAACAGTATGTCATTGCGAAATTTATGGAAAATTATAAAATTTATGGCAATGGCAATTGCAAAACTAGGTGTAAATATGTATAATTTAGTTAGCCTTAGTGCAAAAAACAAAAAACGGAGGAAACAAAAAATGAAACGGAAATTGGCGATGATTATGGCATCTGCGATGCTGATGGCAATGCTTACCGCGTGCGGCAGTTCTGGGGACACGGGTGCAAATAATACTACGGATGCCGGTAGCGCACCAGTAGCCAGCACGGAAGATAATGCCGATACTGCATCTTCTGAAGGAACCCTTGCAAAGTACGATGTTACGATCAAAGGCGCGCAACTTTGTAAGGACTACGAAGGCAATCCGGCAATCATCATCACATATTCGTGGACGAATGGCAGCGACGAAACCACAAGCCCTATGGGGAGCATGATGGAGGAAGCGTTCCAGGATGGAGTGCAGATGGAAACTGCAATTGTTGATTTTGAATACAACGACGGACTTACAGACGTTCGCCCTGGTACCACGATTGACGTGGAAGCGATATACAAGATGAACAGTCAATCAAAGGTTGAATTTGAAATTTCCGCGCTTGAAGACATGTTCCTGGATCCGGTTCCGATGGTAACTGCTGAATTTGATCCGGCTACGTTGGAAAACAGATAATAAATAAAAATCCCGTCCCGGTGTCAGTGCGCCAGGGCGGGATTATGGGTAGATAAACTTTGTGGTGTGAATCTACCCTTTTATTTTACTACATTTTTCTGAAAAAGTAAATAAAAGGAGATAAATATTATGGCAGATGTTTTTACCAGGAAACGCGGGAAGACATGGCAGTACCGGTTTTACGGCGCAACCATAAACGGCAAGCGTCAGGAAATCTGCAAGGGTGGATTCCGAACCAAAAAAGAAGCGGAAATTGCCGGAAACAAGGCATTTGTGGAATACAATCAAGCTGGACGGCATTTTGCACCGTCTGAAATTTCAGTCGCGGACTATTTCGACGAATGGATCGCGTTGCGTTCCGTAGAACTGAAGCCGACCACCATAGACGGATACAGAAAGCGGATCAGGAATTATATCCTTCCTGTAATCGGAAAATACAAACTGAAAGCGGTGACGGCGTCCAATCTGCAAAAACTGCTGAATGATATGTTCGCGCAGGGATTCAGCCGGAACACGCTTACCTGCATAAAAGGAATTTTGACCAGCGCATTCGGATACGCGGTGGAGCCCATGCACTATATACAGGCATCCCCTATGTCCGGTGTTCGGCTGCCTTCAACCCGCGCAACCCCACCGGTCCCGCAGCGCAAGAAAGTCCGGCGCGCAATCACGACGGAAGAGTGGGATAGGCTGATCGGTCGCTTCCCTGCCGGATCATCATGCTATCTGCCGTTGATGCTGGGATACCACTGCGGGCTGAGGCTGGGCGAAGTGTTCGGGCTGACGTGGGACGATATTGATTTTGATGCCCGCACACTGACCGTGCGCAGGCAGGTGCAGGAAGTGAATGGCAGTTGGACGCTGGTTCCACCGAAATATGAATCCGTCCGTACAATCACACTGGATAGTCAGATGTTGAATGCCCTGCGGGACGCACAGAATCGCCAGCATCAGGCGCAATCGGAATACGACGATTATTATACCTACCTGTATTTAGATTCGTCAGGCGCGATCTCCAGGGCGCAGAGCGGCACGCCTGTGTTCCTGGTCCATGTTCGCGAGAACGGAGAATACATCCAGCCACGTGTGACCCAGCACCTGTGCAAAGTTGCGCACAAGGAATTGGATATGCCGGATTTTGATTTCCACACGCTGCGGCATACGCATACAACGATGCTGATTGAAGCCGGCGTGTCGCCGCTGGTTGTGCAGGAACGGCTGGGGCACAAAAATGTACAGACCACGCTGGGCATTTATGCAGAGGTAACAGAAACAATGCGCGACATTGCCGGAAGTGTGATAGATCAAATTTACAGCAAATAAAAATGGCCGCACCACTTGACCGCAGATAAAAATTTTGCGGTCACGGTGCGGTCAAATTATTTTTGTCAGAAATTAAACTACTTGAAAAGTTTTGAAAATCAGCGATTTATCCGTTCAGAGCAGCGTTTACGTCAACTGCAACAGCAACGGAAGCGCCAACCATTGGATTGTTGCCCAATCAAGTTGTCAGGAATTTATCGTTTCATTTTATTATTTTTTACAACTTGATGTACACGAATTTACCTATTATTCTCAAAAACAAAGAACTTTTTGCGTCTTTTTGAAATTTTGCGATACTGCGTTATATTTGCTTGTTGCGGTCAAAATGCGGTCAACTTCCACGCGGATTTTTCGCAATGCCCGCGATCCAGATTATACGTTTTTGCGTTTCCACAAAATACACAACTTAATCCACAATATTTTGTGCACTATTTATTTTATACGCCATTGACGTATACGCTAATAGGTGGTATAATAAGACCATAGAAAAAGAGCGGAGGACAAAGAAAATGGAGAAACTGGTAAACGGCACAAAGTACAACAAAGCTGAAATCATGAAGGCAGCTTGGGAAGAATTCCGTCACAGCATCGCAAAAACTTTTGCAGAATGCCTTCGCAACGTATGGGCTGATGCTAAGCGCGTCATGAGCAATGTTATGAACAAGATTGCAGAAGAAAGCAAGAAGGATGAAATTGTACGCATGTTCTACGGAGAATACAAGAACAGCTACAGCAATTGCAGAACCGTAGAAGGCAGCTATGATCGCAACACAAAAACAATCGAAGTTCTGGTAAATCAGAAAAAGGGAAAGTTTATGTTTTACACAAAGCGCAATGGCAAAAAGGTAAGAATGTTCTAAGGAGGAAAGAATATGCAACTTAATTACCACGATTTTTACATCCTGTTCAACGCCGCAGGCGCAGAGCAGGACAGGGATCTGTTCATCTCGGAATGGAGCAGCAGCTCCGTCTTCTACCCTGATCCGGAAATCCCGGATATCGACGCCGCCGAACTGGCCGAAAGCCTGGGAAACATTTGGGATGTTGCACACATGACCACGCGCGATATCCGGCAGCATCTGGGACTGACCCAGGCCGCATTCGCGGAGCGGTTCTGCGTACCGCGACGCACGGTAGAGGGTTGGGAGGCCAGACGCACAACACCGCCATATGTAGTGCTGTTGTTGGCAGAATCGGCCGGAATGTTAAAGGTTGTTAGGGACGAAGGAGGAAATACGAAATGAAACTGAAAGAAAAAACAATGAAGGCGCAGGAAAATATGGAAATGGTAAAATATATCATGCCAAAACTTACACGAGAAATTGAACACTACGAGTGGTATGCGCTACGTGTAATGCGTGATATGAAATATCTTGGGAGTGATTGTGATGTAGAAGAATTCCGTGTATCCATATTAAAACGGAAAAATCATCTTATAGAGATGCTTGATGCCTGCGAGCGTTCCTTGAATTATGATAAGATGATTCTCGCACTGGATAGCGGAAACGCAGAAGCAAAGGACCTCGGGAACTGGCGCAGGCTCTCCGAAATCATTGCCCCGGAACCAGAAAGTGATGAGGATGATGGCATTGAGATCACGGAAGATCTTATGAAAAACGCCTTCCCGGATAAAGAAGAAATCGAAGCGGTTCTGAAAATTGTAATTCCATATATGGAAAACCCAGAGCACGACATTTCTCCATTTAACATAAAAAATAGAACGCTAGTAAAAGAGGCGCAGAAATTCGCAAATCCAGATATTGACTAGGCGAAACCCATATGCTATAATACATTTGTCAGCTGCAGATCGCCTTCCGCAGCTGGTCGTCCGAGGATCGCGGACGCAAGAATTGAAACAGTTGAATTATATTATAATTCACAGCAAAAGCATCGCAAAAGCGGTGCTTTTTGTTTTGCAAAAAAATAAGGCGCAAGCCGAAGCCTGCGCCCTGTTACTTTCCTACCATGTGGCAGGGGTTTATTCTGCTTCCACCCACCCAAACACGCCCGGCGTCCACACATTGTTATCAACATCCGAAACCCACGTCACGCCGTTGTGCTGGACTTTATCACCAGCCATGTATGGGTTTGTGCTGTCCGGCTGTTCCCACTCCGGGATAATATCGGGATCAGGAATCAGCACTTTCGCCCACAGCGACGGTGCGGCATCTGGTGTCCAGCCAGCCTGCGAGGTGTGGGCGGTTAGGCACTTGTACAGGGTGCCTGCATACTGTACCTTGAACCCTGCGGCATAGTCGGTGTCAGCTTCCCACGCCGGGTAAAATTCCGTCATCCGCAGAGCGGTGTTATCGTCCACCTCGAGCGTGTTGATCTGCTGGGCGATCAGCATGCGGGAAACCTCATCAGCGGTCAGGGGACGGGTGCGCTCGGCGGCTTCGTAGGTTGCTTGAGATTGCTGAATGGCGGCTAGTTCCTCCGCCGTCGCGTCACGATAAATGCCATTATCACAAACTCTCATAATTTGCCTCCGTATACAGTAATTGTTGTGCCTTTCCCAAATGGCGTTGTACTATCTGTAAAAACGCGAATGGAAAAAATATTGTCCTCGGCGTTTTCGTAACGTAAGGCAGTCGTGTTTCCCACTATCTTGATATTTGTCTGCGCATACAGCACACCACGTATTTTTAATGATCGACTGTACAGATATCCCATATAGTATCCAACAGCAGAACTTGATAAATTTACCGTTGCGTTGTGGTTAAATCCAGCACCGGCTCCGTTGTAATTCGCCATCAATTTAATCGTTGTAGATGTGGGTTCATCCAACCCTCCTGTGAACTGCGCGGAAATTATAATATCCTCCACCGCTGTAAAATTGAGGACGATAGACGCGGCTGGCTCAGTCAGCGTCACCGCTGCCAACTGTGACAGGCCGCCAGTGCCTCCTGCCCCGTCCGCGCCCTTTGGAATCCCCAAATTCAGCAGCGGATTTTCCGCCGTGCCGGTGATGCTGGCGGTAGCGTCGCTCCCGGAGGCCAGCGTTTCAACAGTGCCGATTTGAATATTAGGTGTTACGCCATCGGCACCCGGCTGACCATCCGCACCAGCAGGTCCTTGCGCTCCCGTGGCACCGGTATCGCCCTTGTCGCCCTGTGGTCCCTGTGGTCCGGTGTCGCCCTGTGGCCCCTTGATATTCGCACCTGTGGCCGCAGGCATATTATCCGCGCTGGGTGTCCATGTCAGGTTGCCATCATTATCTACATTGGGCGTATAGTATCCGCCATCCGCACCATCCACGCCCGGATCGCCGTCAAATTCACCGGATGCTTTTGCTTCTGCCAATGCCTGTGCGATTGCATCTGACAATTCTGTATTAGTCAGATACCCGTTTTCTGCCAAATATGCAGTCAGTTCAGCTTCATCCAGCCCTGCATCAATCGGATGATCTTCCAAATATGCGGCAATAGCTGCTGCCAGCTGTTCATCCGATATCGCGCCATCTTTGATTTCCTGCGCCGCTTGTAGCACCTTATCCACCCACGACTGATACGGTGCAGGTGGTGTTGATACAGATGTATCAGGCAGTGCGGATGATACAGATGTACGGAATTTTGCCGATTTTGCCAGCGTATCACCTACATACCAGCGAAGTTCCGCGCGCCCGCTGCCGACCGTTGCAGTATCCGATGCAGATACAGTCCAACTTACAGATGCACCGTCCCGCGTTACTGCTACAGGGTACACTGTTCCATCTTTCAGTTCATGCAACAGTTCGGCCGTACCATCGCCATACAGCTGCACCAGACCGGTACAATCAAACGAAACGCGAGTTGCAAGATTTTCGCCCTGCCGACCTAACGGGATGTTGGTCGGTGGGCGCTGTACATTAACATTGATGTTTTTCGTGCGGAGCACCTCCTATCATTTTCATAGTATAATAGCATATTAAGCACAGTTGTCTGCTCATCCCGTTGCAGTACTGGGGAAAACTATCCTACTTCTTTATTTTTCACCGTGCTGCCGCCAGTCCCGATCAGGCTGCAATTCTGCAATACCTGCGCCAACATTTCGCGCGTCACATATCCATGCGGATTCGTGCCATCCAGAATGCCGGCATCGGTCGCAGCCTGAAAGGCATCAGCTGCCCAGCTGGACGGAGTAGTATCCTCGCCACAGAAATGCAGCCTGGTCAGAACAGTTGCAAACTGTTCCCGTGTCAGTGGAGCCTGTGGGGACGTACCGTCCAGAACACCTGCGTCAGCAGCTGCCGCAAACGCATCCTTTGCCCAGCTAGATACGGCCTTCTTTGCCTTCTCTTCTGCCACCTTGTCAATCAATGTTCTGACTTCTGTTTCTGTCATATCGTCAACGTCCTTTCCGGTATTTTTATCCGTGATAACTTCCCGTGAAATCAGATAATAGCTGGGACTGCGGTCAATGGTAGCCTTACCACACTGGGTCAGGCTGGTTTTTACCACACCCTTCTGTACCACGCTGATATAATTGCGGCGAATGGATGAGGCTGTATATTTTCCATTATACCAGTAACTGTCGAGTACGGTAATGGTATTGCCGCTGGCATCCACAGCCGCTACAAAATGTCCGCTGTTGGAAAACAGCTTATATCTGCTGCCATTATGCAGCACAGCCACGCCACCGGCTTTCAGATGTGCCAGCAGTTCTGCATTACTGCTGGTTGTGCTGTATGTAAAATGATACTTCCGCGCAGTTTCCCGCAGCAACGTAGCCATCACGGTACCGCCGTCCACCCGTGCGCCGCAGGAAACCGCCAGCTTGCACATTGTTGGAATGCTGACATCCGCAAGCCCTAAGGCTTTCAGGGCATTGCACAGGCTGGCAGGACCGCAGGCGGAGTTATAAATGCTGTTGCTGCCGTAGCTGATGGATTTATATTTGGATTCTGTCTGGAATTTTACTGTATAGCTCATGGTTTTGCCTCACACAATGGAAATGCCATAGTTGTCTGCGGCAGCGCGTTCCACGCGACATCCGCGCGCATTTTGCCAGCCTTTGCAGAAATGTACCAAATCCGCTTGAGCCATAATCATGATCGACTTGCCCAGAAATTCCAGCGGCTTGCCGTCATAATCCGTGAAAAACGTGTCCAACGGCTCAACCTCTTCTCCGATCAGCTGCCGTACATCCTGTACGGCCTGCGCACGTTCTGCGTTGATTTCTTCGTCAGTCCTGCCGTTCATCGGCTGGGAAATAAATAACTTCTTCATATTACTCGTTCGCCTCCTTTACACCGTGAATTGCTGTCTGCAGCAGAAAACCGAGGAGAACCCATACCTTGTCCTTGATTTTGGCGAGACAAATCTGCGCTCCCATCTCTTCGTCGTAGTTTTCCTCGCTGACGCAAGCCGAGCTCTCGACAATTTCAAATCCATTGCGCAAAATAGCCCGAACGACCGTGCATTTATTTCCCATCGTACACACTTCATATGAGGAGATGAATGCGTCAACCATTTCCCGACTGATGCTCGCTCCGGTGATCTTGAGTCCTGAATTAACCGTCAGCTCCAGATATGCCTTCTCAAATACTTCCTTTGGCGACCAGCTTTCATAGCCATCAGGATAGCGAACACGGTAACCTTCCTCAGGCATCTGCTCAATGATTCTTGCAGTTTCAGCTTCGTTCAGTTTACTCTTTCTCGCCCAAGCTTCGCCGCGCGTTGCAGGTTCTGCCTGAACCATCTTAGTTCCAATGTACATATTCATCAACTTACTCACCTTCCTTATTCCGCCCCCTTACTGTACACACCGCCGACATATCCGCCCAATGCGCCGCCAATCGCCAGCACTGCATCATTCTGCCGGTAAATAATCGCAGCAATCAGGGCAATACCCAATGCACCAACCGCACACAACTCTACTGCATTGATTTTTTCAAACATATGTATACCTCCGCATACTACATAATGTTGCCGATCACGGCACCGACTACAGCCACTCCGATAGCAGCCAACACAGCCATGATAATGTTCAACTTGGTTGAAATCACAGCAAAATCAACATTACCACGCTCCAAGCGCTCGTCGTGCTTGTCCAGCCGTGTTTCATGCTGATTAACTAATTCGATCAGCTGCTGTACTGCCTCGCAGGGGCAGTTGTCGTGTTTATTGTCTCCCATGTTGCCTCCCATCAATATTCAAACGTCCGGTCAATGCCCGCGCCATAATTGGTGCAATAGATTTTCCGGGCCGCTGTATCAATCGTAATGATATTCAGCGCAGTGTCCTGTGCGGTATCCGCTGTCTTGCTGTACGTCACCGCATCACCGAACTGGGTATAGGTTTCACTTGTCGCGGATGCATATTCATTGTTTCTTCCCGGGCAGGCGTTTGGCACGGCAATACGCAGAATATCCGTGCCCCCCATCACACCGCTGTTGAAGTTATGGGTGTGACCATGAATATATCCGATCAGTGTCGCGGCGTTTTTGCCGGAAAAATCATAGGAAATGGTACTACTTTCCATGGTCAGGGAACCACTGCCGCCGCTGACATAGGCATCCAGCAATGTCAGTGCATGCTGTACATTCTGTGACCATGTCAGTCCGTTTGCATCCGTATAGCCGACAACAGGCCAGTTCAGCGGCGTGTGACCCAGCACCAGCACACTCCAGCCAGTTTTGCCAGTCAGGTCCAGCGCCGTTTCCGCCAGCCACAGCAGCTGAGCCGGACCGATGCGGTGTCCGCTGAAATTCGCACCGTCATTGGGTTTTACCGCAATATCCGATACATCACAGGTATTGAGATAAATCACCCGCAGCTTATGCGCGGCAAAATCTAGAACTCCATAATTGCGCAGCCGCTCACCGGTACCATCGGAATAATTGCCGATATAGCCCAACAGCTCTGCTGCTGTAAAGGTTCCATCATAATTGTACGGCAGCACATCATGATTTCCATTGCACCGGATATTGGGCAGACCGGAAAATCCCTCCCGCAATGCCGTATTCACCGCATGAAATGCTTCCCGGCTGTCTGCCTTTGTGGAGGATTTACCGCCTACAATATAATCTCCCAGCATCACCGCAAAATCCAGATGGCAATAATCCCGGATTTTGGAAACTGCTTGTCCGGCATGCCGGATTGCAGCCGCCGTTGCTGTATTATAGGGATAATGGGCATCGCTGACTGCTGCAAAGGTAAAGGTATGTTCATTCTGCAATGCCAGTACCTTTTCTGCTGCTTCCTTTGCCGCTGCGGTGACATATGCCGGTACCACATCACTGCCTGCTTCCAGCACAGCCACACGACTATCCAGTACCGTACATGCCGGGACAGTAATTTCCGGAGAAAGCTGGAAATTCGATGCTTCACCCACATGCTCTATGGTACTGTAGCTGATCTCCTCATTTTGCGTCACAATGGGATTGCTGCCAAGATTTGAAGTAGGAAAAGAGAAGCGAATATACGCCGCATTTGCCAGACTGATATTGGCAATAGATGATGGACAGGTAAATGTCATATTCAGCCCATCAATGGTCAGTGAAGTAAGATTACTGATAACATTTGTACCATTTACTGCTTTGATATAAGTTCCGGTGCTGTCATACCAGGAAAAATAACAACTGCTGTTGCTGATAATAGAAAGCCCAATTGTCCGAATCACATCGCCAACCTTGCACGGCAATAAACCGGTTACATTGTAGCTGCTTGCTGCCGATTCGGTACCCGAACTGCTCAGTCGATAGCCGGTTTTATATCCGATACCATTCTGGTATCCTGCTTCAAGGGTACCCGGATCAAGACAGATCGGCAGCTGGTTGGTAAAATTCGCCACAGTTTCTGTCCAGCTATCGGTTTCATAGGAAATAAAACTGGTTTTCTGCGGGGTTACCGCACCGTCCTGCACTTTGGACGTGCCGACAGCACCATCCTGCACCGTCGTAGTCAGATCGGGGTTATCTGCCAGATATGCAGCGACGGATGACGCGATCACCGACGCCAGCGATTCGCTGTCCGGTACAGGTACCGCCTCCGGATCGACTGATCGGTCAATCATAACCCGTTCCGCGCGACTGGTAATTACCTGCCCCGTTGATGTGACGATACCACCCAGCGCCACAGATGTGATGCCGGATACCAACGCCGCAGCCTTGCCGATCACACCGGCATACACACCGTCTGCATCTGATTTCGTCAGTGGCACGCGCGCCGGAGCGTGCTTGCGGCCATCTTCTGGTACAAAATTAAGTGATAAATCGTCAGCTGCCGCAAATGTGTCGTCTTTCAGGGTAACCTGCACCGGCGTTTCCCTTGAAAACTGCACCAACTCGTCGGTGTCGAGCGTCAGGTTGAGGCCTGTCTGAGTAAACTCAATCAATTATTCTCCCTCCTCATAGCTATAGTCCGTAATCACGTAGTCCGAAAACTCCGGCGTGATTGTATAACCTTTCTCATCCTCAATTTCCTCCACGGCTGTAATTCTGGTATTAGCCGTGATGCCGTGCTTATCCCGGACGGTTACCAGGTCGCCTACATCATAGTCAGTTCGATAGATGTACGAACCGGTATCAACATCACCCTCGAAGGATTCTGTTTTACCGGCTTCCGTCAATTTTTCCAGCCCACGTGCCTGCAGTTGGGCTTTGTACTGTGCAGCTGTTAGGGTGGTTTCCTTCCCTGTGGAATCCGTAACTTTCTTCTGCAGGTCCCTGGCATCCACATACATCTCGTACCGGTTCAATCCGGCATATGTTCCCGATGCCTTGCCTGTGGCGTCAACACCAGCCCATGTACGGGATGACCCTTCACCTTCTCCGGCTATCACTGCCACGTTTGCATAGCCTGTCAGATCGCGCATATAGTCGGATGATATCAGATTATCGTATTCATCCGCAAAGATTACCGGTTCACGGTCCGTCTGGTCCACGGTCCGATCTGTGCCGGCAATCAATGTAGCTGTAAACTTTCCATCAACAACGGGAACCTTCCAGCCCAAGTTATTGGACGACACTAGATCAACTACCGCAGTCATCAGGTTTGTTCCGGTATGCTGGGTTTGCGCCGAAAGCCCCTTGATTGCATTGTCTACATCCGCAATAGCGGTATTGGGGATAATACGGTTCGGATCGGAAGGATTTACGGCATGATTGTACAGCATCCAGTACATCCGGTTCCATACCGTACCGGAAAACGTCTGCTGCTTGTTGATGATCCGCCGGGAAAACAGTGCCTTTGCACACCTGCCGGATACCAGCAGCATGTCCCGTCCGTCATCGTCCTTCTGCATGTTGATTTTTTCGATGATGCCAACCATATCATCATCTTGCCGGACTACATATCGGTTTGTTTGCAGCAGTTCAATGTTTTCCGGCGTATCTGCGGTGTAAATTTCAAATTCACCAGCTCCGGCATAGCATTTTTTCCATATCTTGGATTCTGCGCCTTCCACAATATCCAGCCATTCCAAATCATGATTCATGATGTAAAAATCCATCATCATACCCCCGAATACGTATCGCGCCAGTACAGCGCGTTGAGATTATCAAAGATATATTCACCTTCACCGCCGGAGGTGTAGGCAACACTGATTGCCTGTGTTCCTCCGGGAATCTTCGGCCACTTGGTGTCGGCAGCAAGATATGAAAAAGATGGCTTCCAGGTACCGGTTGATATGTGGCCGCTGTTGGAACACTTGAATGTCCGCTTTCCGGGAACAGTATTCAATTCAATTGGCGCAATCACATTGGTATCTGCCTTGGTGGCAAATGTTTCTCCGCCAGCAGTCAGTTCAAAATCAACGAGCTGTACCATGTTTGCATGCCCTTCAACTTCCAGTCGGAAGCCTGCAGGGATGTCGCCGTCGTTACGGATGATGTTATCGCCTGCCTTTAACTGCGCCGTGTGCAGTTTCACCGACTGGAACCACGGAAATGGGCAGATGATGGATATTTGCGGAGCAAACTCTTCGCCATTCGGCTCGTCGGAATCTCCTCCTAAATCCTCGACGTAGCCATCGATAAAAACCTGTCGGCGTTCAGTTTCGATGTAAAACCGTAACATCGTATCAAACGGAAGAATGTTGTACAGTTCCTGCCTCAGGGCTTCCCCGTCGTCTTGCGGAACTACTGTTATCACAATATTTCGTTCGGCGATCTGCGCGCCGCTGATACGAGAAGCATTTGCTCCGGCAAGCTTCGAGCGGTTGATCGTCGCTTTCGGTCGGGTCAATCCGCCGATTTGCGTCGCACCATACCCGTCCAGCATTCCCACAAGATCAACAGCATTGGGTGGGATACGAGTAGTTTCCGCTTCTGTCGGCACACTGCCAACATAGATTCTTGTCTTATTACAATTAAGCGTATGCCTTCAGCTCCTTCACTACGTTTTTCGTTTCTCGGCGTACTTCTCTGCGGCTCATAGCCTTTGGAGAGTTAATCGTCTGATAATATGTTACGCTGGTTTTACCACCGCCGTTGTATACATTATTAGTCGTGTATGCGGTTGAAGCATTTGTGGCCGCTGTGCGAGTATCAGCAACCAACGACAGACGCGCATTCTGTAGGGATGCACCAGAAACAACTTTACGTGCCATTCCTATTGCAGCATTAACCGCCGGCTTCGTGTTCTTCTGAATACCAACAGCCAGTCCTTCCGGGATGGCCTTGCCGATTTTATCCCGGATTACCTTTGACGGAGAGTTGATCTTCAGCGAACTTTTCAGGCCGTTAACGATACCGGATGCAAAGCTGCTAACCTTATCTCGCAGCCAACCCGCAGCACTGCTGATGCCGGACCAGATTCCACGGACGATATCACTGCCGATTGACAGCATCTTGCCCGGTATGGACTTGATGCCATCCACAACTGCGGAGGTAAACCGGCTTGCCGCGTCTCTGCCCTTGCTGACCAGATTGCTGGCAAACTGCGTGACCTTGCTGATTGCTGATGTCAACAAGCTGCCGATCTTTCCCGGCAGCTGGGTGACAAACGATACGACATTGGACAGGAACTGTGATCCTGCCTGCCGTGCCTTGGTCGCCATGCTGGATGCCCAGGAAGATACCCGTGAAATTGCATTGGCCAGAAATGTTGCAATCCTGCTGGGCAGTGTCTGGAAGAATGTAATTACACCGTTCACAAAGTTTATTCCGATCTGCACCGCGTTCATGTACAGCGTTATACCCCAGGTAATCACCGTGCCAATGGCATATCCTAGCAGATAGCCGATTGTATATGGCAAGTTCGCCAGCGCTGTGCCAATGCTGACCAAAAATTGCTGACCAGCCTGTAACGCAGATGTGCCAAGCTGCACTGCCCATTCCCAAACGCTTGTCAGCGCGTTGGAAAGCGCTGTCGAAATGGTAGTGGGCAAGTTTAACAAAGCCGTGCCTACCGTAGAAAGCGCTTCTGGAATGGTTTGCGTAAAGAAGTTGCAAATGACGGTTACAGCGCTGGAAATAGCGCTGGTAATTGCTGACCATATACCGGTAACGGCGTTTCTGAACCCTTCATTGGTATTCCAAAGAACTGCAATGCCGGCAGCAACAGCCGCAATGGCTGCGATAATCAATGTAACCGGGCCACCAAGAGCCGAAATTGCAGCGCCTATCACAGGAGCTATACTGCCGAGAGATTTAATAACTCCAATTGCTTTTACAATGCCACTGCCAATTTTGATAACCGCCAGTGCTGATCCGATAGCTGCAACACCTGCCGCAATCTCAGACGCATGGTTCAATACCCATGTGAGTCCGGTAATCAGGGACGGAAGTACACCAGAAATAAAGTTTCCGATTGCAGTTGCTGCATTTGCCAGAGATTCAGCAAAGCTGTCAATTGCCCCGGACATCTCATCACCAGAGAGCACGTCGCTGATTTGCTGTACCGCATCTTTTGCTGCAGGTCCAAATGATTCATAAATTTTTAACCCGATTCCTTCAAGGTTTGATTTCAGAATTGTAATTGCGCCCTGAAGATTATCATTCATGGTGTCAGCCATCTGCTGGGCGGCACCATTGGAATTATTAATCGAATCGGTTAATTTCGTAAAATCAGCATCTGATGCATTTACAATTGCCAGAAGTCCGGACATGCCTTCCTGTCCAGCGATTCCTGCAGCATATTCCGCTTTCTGTGCCTCGGTCAATCCTGCGAACTTTTCTCGCATATCTCCCAACAGCTCATTCAGCGGCTTAACATCTCCAGCAGCATTCGTCAGGGATATGCCCAAATCATCCATATACTTTGCAACCGTATCGGATGGCTTGGCTAAATTTGTAAGCATTCCGCGCAATGAAGTTCCGGCCTGACTGGATTTGATACCTGCATTTGCCATCAGTCCGATAGCAACCGCCGTATCTTCCACTGAATAACCCAACGCTCCGGCAACTGGTGCAACGTATTTAAACGTTTCACCCATCATGGATACATTGGTATTCGCATTGGACGATGCCGCGGCGAGAACATCAGCAAACCGCCCGCTGTCGCTCGCTGCCATTCCAAATGCAGTGAGGGCGTCAGTGACAATGTCCGATGTGGTTGCCAGGTCCTCGCCGGAAGCCGCCGCCAGATTCATAATGCCGTCAATGCCGTTCAGCATATCAGACGTTTTCCAGCCCGCCATTGCCATGTATTCCATGGCCTGAGCGGACTCTGTAGCGGAAAACTTGGTCTTGGCACCCATTTCTTTGGCTTTATCAGTCAGCCTCTGTATTTCATCCCCAGATGCGCCGCTGATTGCCTGCACCTTCGACATTTCGGATTCAAACGATGAACCGACTTTATACACCGCGGCGGCAATACCGCCTGTTGCTGTGCCTACAGCTGCGATAGCCGCTCCCGCAACCTTACATCCGGCAGAAATCATGCCGCCGAGCTTGGAACCCTGCTTACCTGTTTTTTCGGATTCATTCCCGGTCTGCTTGATTCGCTCGTTGACCTTTTTTAGTTCTTTTTCAAGGTCTTTCGCATCGCCGGTAATCGAAATAGTAATAGAGCCATCAGCCAATACAATCACATCCTTTTCGGTGTGAGCATCGGCTCAACGGCTCTACTTGCTCTTATCTAACTTGATTTCAAATATTCGTTTACAATGCCTGCCCTTGCAGCGGATCAGCACGCCTGCACAGTGCGCGTCCGGTCGGTACGTCAGTGGTGTAGGATGCCCACAGTATGGACAGACAATCTTTTTAACCTCGCCCAAGAGCCGCCTCCAGTTCCTGCACATTTCCGGATATCAGAGCCTGCGCAACCGCATCCGCCTGCTTGGTTTCCTGCGCCAGCGCAGGCAGACGCCACAAAGATTTTTCCTTGCGCAGCTGTTTCTTCTGGTCGCTGTTCATTCCGGATTCTTCCTGTGCTGTCCGCTTGCACATGATTTCCGCCATATGGTTATCATGTAAATGATCCAGCAACGCCTTGAATTGCCACCAGTGCAATGTTTCCCGTGTCAAATCAATATGGTACTGCTGCCAGAATGCTGCATACATAGCCGCCTGATCGTACAGGAAGGAATATGCACGCTCGTTTGTTGTTCCTCCTCCGCCTGCTTTCTGCCCCGGCAGTGCCGGTACAGGTGCGCCACGCAGAAATTCACTTTCCGCAGCAAGTGCTTCTTCTGGAAATCGCATCCAAAATTCCTCGTGCACATAAAATGCACGGAACGCCGCACATACAGCTTCATCGTTGTCCAACGTATCATCATCCAGTAGCGCAACAATCGCACGGATGCACGAACGGTGATCTGCATGCACTGGCACATGGCTGCCGAAAAGCGCAACGCTCTCCGGCAGCTTGTCTGTCAGGATATTCACAGCCGTGGCCTAAGTGCTGCCTCAGCCTTGGATGGCACGGATACAGGCGTAATGCCCAGCTCTGCCAATTTTTCAGCCGCTGCAACCTTTGCTTCCTCGCTTACTGCGGGCAACGCATTCAACTTTCTTGATTTCTGCTTGAACTCATCCAGCACGTCCTCATATCCGGTCAGCTGCGTGAGAATTTCATCCGTGATAAACAGATACGCCGCCATAACGTTACGCGGACTGAGCGCATGACCGGCAAAAATACGTCCGGTTGCTCCATCGCCCAGGACCTCGTCAATGGCATCAAGCATGGCATTTACAGCGGCGGTGTCATCATTCGGATTCTGGTCGATTTTTTTCTGCAATCTGGTGTTTACATCCAGCATATTCTTGCGGACAGCGTCTATGTCGTTCTGCACATCGAACGTCACCCCGTCGCCAAAATCGACGACGACATTGTCTTTCCAAACAAACTTACCCATGCGTATCCTCCCCTACTTACGATGCTGCAGTAAATGCCTTAGAGCTGATATCGAACGAACCTTCCGTGATGTCAGATGCCGCGTACATCGTACCGGTGCACTGCATTTCACCATCATTGTCGGAAAATTCATCCACAGCCACACTTACTTCCAGCTCACGCGCATAAAATTTGCCCGTTTCACTGCCGGACTTCTCGTCCAGATCAACCATACACAGCGTGCGCTTGCAGTCCGCACCAACCTTCATGGTACGACCGATGTCAACAAAGTCCTTCATGACGGCGTCGGACTTGATGATGTCGCCAGTGAAGCCCATCTCCCACTCGTAGGAGCCGACTGTCTTTGTCTTGGACTTGTTGACTGTGTATTTCTTATCAACTGTCTGTGCGCCCGGCTTCTCGTTGTGCTCCGTGAACACGGCCATCAGCGTGTAGTCGCTGATATCTCCGCCTTTGATGTAGCACACCTGCTGGTGTCGGCCGGTAACGGCACCGGTTACTGCTGTATTTGCCATTTATAACGCCTCCTGTACATAAATCATTTTCAGTTGAATCTGATAGCGTGCTCTGCCGTCGTCAGATACCTGCATGGGATAACCGGATGTGGCGACACGAACAGATCGTGCAGCCCGTCCTTCTCCCAGATCAGGCAGATTTCCGATGGCATTCTGATATTCAATCCAGCGTGAAAACGATTCATAAAATTTGTAATTGTCCTCTGCGTCGCGGATATCCTCTCCAACGAACGCACGGGATGCAATGTAGAATAAAAACTGCCGTTTGGTTGCGCCTGTAGTAAACCGTTTGATGATTTCATCACACGGTACAACATCAAGCGAAAACTCGCGTGCATCCGCCGGAAGCCAGTCCAGATTCAACATTCCATCTGCCAGCTCCGGGCAGGTTTTCAGCCATGCCATAACGGATTCAACAATCGTCATTTTCCTAAACTCCTGATATAGTTTTCGGTCGAGCGTTCCAGATCGTCCTTATGATCTGCCATCATGCGCTTTTCCCAGTGGTCACCGCGCATAGGGCCTCCATGGTACTGGATCCGTTTTCCCGTCGGCCGTTTCGGCGCTTTGCTGATAAACTTCCCATCTCCTATGGGGATATTAGGGCCATACACCTCGCCGGTATGCTGGTAATGTGCATACGGCCCAGGGTAAATCAGATACTTGCCGTTTCCTGAAATCTGTGCGCTATTTTTCATCACACCTTGCTGCATTGGTACATATGGTTCACACAAACGTTTGACTTCCGATGCCATGAATTTCGCAACCAAACCATTAGAACCAAGCCCGCGGTTTCGCATAATCTTGTCCGGTTCCACATCCGACTGTAAATAAATCTTCACGCACCGATCACCGCCCAGTGACTCAGACGTTTGCCGCGCCGGTTATCCCGCACTTCTGTTACTGTGAACCGTTCGTAATTCTCCAGATCGGCACGTCGGTTAATCGTTCCGATCTTGCCACGACACACAATATCATTCTCGCGAATTACCAAGCCCACAGGCATGTTTTCCTCCGGAATACGTATAGTCGTTTCCGTAGATTCCTTTGCGTCGGTGGTCTGCAAATATCGTTTCGAGACTGCGTGCCAACTGACGCCCTCAACAACGGTGCAGATATAAATCTGGTTCTTCCTGTCGAACTGTACGACAGTCACCGTCTGATCTGCGCAATACAGCATCACCGCACCCCCGCATACAACAGACCGGTATTTGACAGATACAATACCGCAAAATAGTACATCTCCTGTTCCGCAGACTTTCCGGACGTAACATAGGTCACGGAGGTTCCGTCATTGCTCTCACTCGCAACCTCTCCGCCCTGTTCCTGCTTGTACATGACTTCAGCCACGGCACAGCAGGTGTCTTTCACACGACTGTCATCAACCCAAGGGCCACGGATTTTACCGCATGTCAGGCTATCCAGATACGCGGATGCCTGCCGGGACAGACGTGTGAAGTCTGCCTCGGCTACTGCATTTCCGCTGTATTCATTCAGGTAGTAGTCGTAATCTGCGTAGATCATCAGGTGGTACCTGCAAGAGATACGGTCTTAGTAACTGCAGCAGAAGCTACCGTGATGCTCTCAGTCACAGTCTTATATCCGCGCTTGGAAATCTTGGCTTCATAGTCGCCTGCACGCAGGTTGAATTCCGCAACGCCAGAAGCATTGGTCTTCAGACGCGCACCGTTGATGTCGACAACAGCGCCCTCAATTGCCGTTGTCGATGCATCCTTGACCGTAATAGTTACCTTCTGCGTAGTCACAGCGGTTGCCGGTTCCAGGTACGCGAACGGGCAGGTTACACGGTCACCATCCATGCGGGTTGCCGGATTTGGCAGCGCCCAGCCCATGCGGAATACGACACGCAGGGCAATCATATCCTGCTGTGCAAGGTTATACTGAATCTCCTTCGTTGCCGGGTTCTGAATGACACCCTGATCCAGAATCTTTACCGTGATGTCCTGACGGATTGCATACACAGCCTGGGACCAGTCACCGACTACCAGCTGTGCAACAGAAGTGTCGAACGAACCATTCTGCGGGAAGTACATCGGCGCGCCGTCAAGGGCGTACTGGGTGGAACCCTGCATGTCAGATTTGAAAATCGGCTGGCCGCTGTCCGTGCGGATGCTGCGCAGCTTGGCGCGCATGCCCATAGCAGATACTGCGCCGGTAACCATACGACCAGACTTTTCTACCCTGTCAATCAGGCCATTTTCGCCCATAATCAGATTGTAGTAGTCTGTGCCACTGCCGGGTGCAACATTGTTTCCTGCCTGGCGCGCACGAGTGATGATATCAGCAGGCCAGCCAGCCGGACGGTTTACACCAAAGATGATTGCACTGTCTACGCGCTGTCCAATGGCTTCCACCACTCTCGGCTGAATCTCTCCCATGATATCAAAGGACGCATCATCAATGACAGCCTCCGGTACCGGTACGATGACCGCCAGCTCTTCTGCGGTCAGGAATACATTGTCCCATGCCTGTTCGCTGGTCTGCTTGAAGCCGTTGTCGCCGTTAACCCAGTATGCCATCGGCAGCATATCCAGCACCGGCACACGGGTCTGCTTGCTGGTCATGTTCGGCAGCTTACGCGCAAGCTGCATAAATACAGACTGCTTCGGTGCATCCTGCTGGATAGTATTAATCAGCTGCTCCTGAATCAGGGCTTCTGCTGCCTGTCTGTCAACAATAGGCATAATCAATTACCTCACTTTCTGAAAATAGATCTGAAAGCCTCGTTTGCGGCTTCCTTTTTGTCCTGTGTAACTTCTGTGCCACCTTCATGGCTCATTCCGGTGCTAACCTTCTTCTGCTCTTCAAACAGAAATGCGGTATCTTCCGCTTTCTTCAGCGCATCCAGCTGTTTGTCAAGGCCAATAATTTCCCCGTCATCTGCCAGCTGCAGCTTTTCACGGTTCAGCAGGCCGCGTACAGCGGCACCGGAACGTGCGCCAGACTTAGACAATGCCTTTTCCAGAGCAAAGTCAAATTTCTGCTGGTTAAGCTTCTGTGTGGCAGCATCGGCTTTTGTCTTCCATTCCGGATCAAAGCCTTCCAGCTTCTTGTTCGCTTCGCCCAGCTGACCGGTCAGCGTAGATACCTGGCTGCGCAGGTTATCTGCGTCAGCCTTGGGCACATACGCGCCGCCGGCTGCATTCACAACCTCGAATCCTTTGCCCTGTGCCGCAGTCTGAAGCTGGTCGAAGGTCAGTGCCTGACCGCCGAATAAATCTTTCAGAAATTCCATAACAACGTCCTTTCGCAATATTGTGGCCTTTTACCGCCGTGCCTAGGGCAAAATAAAAACACCCTTGTGGATGCTTTACACACATTTGATACCGACATAAATGTCGGGAACATCATGACATAAGAAAACCGCCTTGCTTTTCGCTTGGCGAATCAGTATATCTGTTCCCGATCAGCCTGCCGCTTCAATCCAGTCTGCTTGATGAAGTCCTGCTGCCGTTTCTGCCAGCTGTGTATCTTCATGGCACTTTCTGTCGTGTCCAGACCTGCAGCCTGCATAGCAACATTTTCTCGCTTCCAGCGCCTGATCTGCCGTTCATGATATCGCTGCATCTGGCTGGCTTCGTACTCAGTCATCTGTTTCCCGTTGTAGGTATACTTCTTGGCGTTGTAATCTTCCAGCAGCTTATCACTGTAAGCTCTGGGGCTGCCTTCAATATACGGGTTGAAGCTGTGCCTGCAGTTCCATCCGCACAGACCGGCGCCGGTACCGTATCCTGTGGAGCTGATAAAATCCGGATACTTCGGATGTTTGCCCGAACGACTGAATATCTGCCCTTGCCAGACTGCATGCTCCGGTCTGGCACCGGCATGAGCCGTGGTTTCTACCAGATCACAGCCCAGCTCGTCCGCCAGCTGCCACTGGAGCTGTGCGGAGGTCTGGTTTACACCGGTTACAACCGCACGCCTTACGGCTACCTCCAGCGTATCAGCGTGTCCGGACGGATACCGGACCGCCTGCAGGCCCTGCCGGGTAATGTCCTTGATCGCATTCCGGATGGCCGTGTTGTAATCGAATGCGCCACTATTGATTTGCAGCCACGCTTTATCCAGGGCATTTACAAACTGTACCTGCCCCGCGGATGCCGTGGTTTTGGTCAGATTCTTAAACAGCCCCTTCGTACTTTTCAGTCCAGCGTTCAGGATGGCTTTCATCTCCGCGCTTTTGGCAGACGGCGCATCAAATCCATGCTGCAGGTAATAAGCCCGGTCACTTTCCAACGCCTTGCCGCATGCCTGCTGCATCAGCCGCTTGATTTCGCCCTGGCCTTTTCCACTGATCTGCGCCAGTACGCGGATAATATGCTTCTGGGATAGCCCCATTTCCCGGAGCATTTGCCGCTGATGTTCTGCCGACGGAATCCAGTAGTTATACTGGCTGATGCGCCGCGCCATGTCTGCCAGAATATCCCGTTCGACCTGACTATACAGCCCGATCAGGCTTTCTGGCAATGCGTCCAGATATTCCGGTTTAAGCATTGTTATTCAGTCCGAACGGATCGGCATCATCTTCCGCCGATACCATCGCCTTTGCGGTTGCTTCATCCTCGCCACAAAAGCGAACACGGTATTCCCACTTCTGGCGAACCCCGTTACTTATTTCCTGCATAAACCGCATTTTTTCTGCACTTTCATCCTCGATAATGGAATCATCGAAATTCACAGAAATCTTTGTCGGATCAACTGACATTCCTTCCATATCTGCAATAGCCTGCGCTACACCGATCAGTGCATCCGAAAGGAGGGTTTCGTGCTTTTTTAGATTTTGGAATAAGTCAGATTTCTCACTGACTACCTCAGTCGCTGTTTTAACCTGTCCATCCTTGAAGTTGTACCGGTCCTTGCCAAAACCACACTTACTGGAAAGTAGATTGAGCTGCGTCTGAATGCCTAGCTCGTGCGCTTCCGCACGCAGTTCCATGTTATGCTCAACGATTTTATCTTCACCAGTGCTTCCCTGCTTTGCCGCAGGTACCGCATAAAATTCAACGTCATCATCGTCAAATATAGGCGTGGTTGCGCCGTCATCTTCCATCATCACCTGTGTCATGGATACTGGAACAGTGATGCGCTTTTTGCCCAGTCTAAATTCGTTGCAGTAACTGTCATACACAAGGTCAACACCTTCCAACTGTTCCAGCGCATTCGCATAGACAGAAATACCCATGGGGCATGACAAGTCAATGTTGTTGATAATATTCGGCTTGATGATCTGAAACCTCGGGATGCCAGAACCGGTATTGACCCGATCCTGCACACCGTCCGGCAATTCTATCTCTGTCAGAATCTCTCCATTGCGACGGAACAAATGATTCTCAATCGCATAATGCCCACGTTCCAGAACGTGCATATTCAAGTAGATTTGCTTTTCATTTCTGACTGTGCGTTCCGATGCAAAAGCACATTCTGTGATTTGCCCGTTCTCAACAGACAGCGGATAAATCATGCCGGCACGAATACAATCAATCCGTATTTCATCCTGGTCTGTATACTCTACAAAAGCACCGGTACCCAACGCGAATGTAAGCTCCACCAGCTGATTTGCCCGGAGTTGAAAATGGTTTCTCTGCAATACAGCATCAACTCGTTGCTGCAGCTGTTTTCTTGGCAGAACAATTTCAACCTTTTCATTCAGTGCCAGGTTCGCCCAGTCCTCTGCTATACTCTTTGCCATGCCCAGGGACTTGCGTTCACGCGTGATTTTCTTTCTGCCGTTGAACTGCCGGTATGTGTGGAAATGTCTTACTTTGCCACGATACCACTGACTCCATAAATCAATGCGGGAATACCAGCTGTCGTCTACCATCGCATACCCACGACGTTTCAAATACTGTGTAATTGCCTGCGTGTTGCTCACCTCCCTAAATACAAAATATCATCCTGCACGGTTTCTGTGCTATATTCCATGCTGTCCAGGCTATCAATGTCTGTTGTACCATTGTCCAAACGGACATCCTTCACTGGCTGGCTATCATCATAAACAGCCTCTTCCAGCGCTTTGATGTGCGCCGTACAACTACGCACAATCTTAAAGCGATCCTGTGCCATCAGACTATTGTAGAATGCAATGCGGTCGTTGATCGGACCTTTGACCGCATTCTGCACTTCAATGCCAAGATGTGCATGAATCGCAGCAACCGTCAGCCCCTCAATCAGTGTTTGCTCTGCGCTGTCACAGTAAGCCTCATAGACTTTGTACTTTGACTTCGCACGGCGGACAAAATCAACAAAGGCTTCCTCCAGCTGCTTCGGAGAAAGCCTTCCGCTTTTCAGATTGTTGTGATAATACTCGTCCAGCACTATTACCTGTTTGAATCCTGCCGTGAAGCCGGTCAGCGTCATTGCATGCGCCGACTTACTGCCTCCGAAGTCCAATCCGATCACGGCATACATGATATTATCCGGCGGCGTATCAATCAGATAGCGTTCCTTATCGTCTGCAAACTGCTGATAAACCAGGCCATCAGTTGCGGCCCATTCGCCCAGGATAAACCGCTTGTAAAATACGCCGGTGAACATTCGGCGGTATTTTGCCTTCGTCTTAGGAGACAAGCTGAGATTATCATCCATCGTGAAATGCAAATGATAGATGCCCTTTTCCTTTGCCTGCTTGATGTATTCGGTATTCAGATAGTGTGATGGCGCCGCGGGGTTGCAGTTCATGTAAACCTTGGAAGCTTCCACAGAACAACGACCGATCATCTGCTCGACGAAGTTTCTGGGAAACAGTGCAGCTTCATCAGCATATGCCCCGGCAGCTGTCAGGCCCTGCAATGCATCCTGCGCCGCTTCATTGTTTGCGCCGTACAGGTAATACGTGTTGCTTCCAATCGTGATATAACTCTCGCCGCTACGCACATAATCATACGGCCAGCCCCATGCTTCGAGAATCTGCTGCATAGGCTTTATCACGTTCTTTTTCAAGGATCCCATGGTCTTGCCTGCGAGAATAAAATTTTGACCTTCAAAGCACTCCTGGGACCACGTGAGGAATGAACAAGCACAGGCAATCGTCTTACCGGATCGGATTGCACCATCAGCAATTACAATATCGCAATCTCTGTGCGGACTTCCGTTGCGCCACCAGTGGATGAGCTGCTTTTGCTTCGGAGAAAACGGCTTGAATTCAAAGGGCTTATTCTTCGTCTTCTTCGCCATATAGTGCCTCTAAACCAGCTTGCGTTGGCCGCATAGCCTTGAGAAAATCGGCAATAGCAGCACCGCCGGTATCTACCTGCGGTTCAAACAATCCCAGATGCTTTCCGAGCAGTTCCAGTGCTTTTAGCTTGTCAGCCAGCTTCACCTCGCGCTCGGTCATATCACCTTTGTCACCGGACATTTGCTTAACCTTTACCGCCTGGATGCAGGCCAAGTCATCCCGGGCAGCATCCGCAATAACAGATGCATCATCCGTGTTGATGACGTCAGCCGCATTCACAAAGGCAATCCGGGCCAGCTCCTGAACAACGCGGTCCTGGCTGATGCCTGTGCGACGACTGCGCTCGGCCTTTGCTTTTGCTATCGGAACCATAAGTTTTGATAAGTTCTGACTGCCTTGTTCCTGTGCAGTCTTCGGAGAATAGCCCGCCCGAATAGCTGCCTGAGTGGCATTCAGATCAATCAGGTATTCTTCAACAAACCTCTTTTGTTTTTCTGTTATACCACTCACCTCCTATGAATATCCGGGCACAACAAAGCCGCCCCTACCGGAGCGGCCCGCTGCAAGAAAAGAGAGTAAAAATGAAGGTTTAAATGGGTTTTCCGTTTTTCGACGATATCAGTATAACAGGTTGATTTGAAAAAATCGTCCGGTTTTTTTCCGGACTTTTATGTTTCAGTCACACCGTACAGCGCAAGGGCAAATTTTCGCAATGCTGCGTCTTTTCGACAATAGACTTGCGACTTTTCAAGGTTCATTTCTGCCATCAGCCGCTCCGCATGCCCTTTCTGCCGGTTGATGTAAAACCTGTCCAGTATGTGCCGTTCATCTTCGGTGAGGACAGCAAGTGCGCCGTCTACAATGCGCAGCCATGCCTCCGCACTATCATGTGCTGCCTTCAGTTCTATCCGTGCGGCTATATTGTTCAGCATCGCATCCTCCCGACAGTCACCTCCACCCTGTACCGGCGTACCGTCGGTGGTCGCCGATCTGACGCAGGTGCTTTCAGCTTCCAGCATGGAAATCTGCTCAGCTGTCGCAATGACGGCATTTTTCTTTGCTTCATAATCTCTGAGCTTATACTCAGCTTCTTTTAAGCAGTTCATAATTTGCCTCATCCTTTCATCTGTTTCCGGATTGCGTCTTCTACATAACCGATTGACAGACCACTGATTTGCTCAGCTTTCAGTCTCAGTTTTTCTGTGGCATATTCAAGATCCACATCCTGTGCCATCTGCTGCCACTCGTTCCAGACATCGCCGATACGGTTCAAGATACGCTGAGTACGGTCTTTGCCGAAACCAGCTTCATCGTTGAGTGCCACGACAAACGCCCATAACTGCAGCTGCAAATGCCGTTGTACTGCAATGTCGATTGCATTACTCTGAATCATTTGGTATTTCATACCCAGATCAGCCTTACCAGGATTACGTCTTTTAGGCTTTGCCCGTCGTTGCGCTCTGTTCATTCAATCGTACCTCCAAGCGGACATTTTTTTTCTTCCTCATAAACCAGCAAATCAGATATATTGCAATTAAAATACTGGCATAATTTGTCCAGCGTATTAAACTGCACACCCTTACCTTTATCCCAGTTCAGATCGCACAACGTTGTTCTGCTAATACCGGTTGCTTCTGAAATATCCGATATTTTTACATGGTTCTCATGGACCAATTTATACAATTTGCATTTAATCATTGCGCCTCACTCCATCATCCGAATGACATCTGCTGCGGGATTGTTGTATTAATTCGGTCAACATCCCAACCGGCCCCTAAAACTTCTAGAATCGTCATTCTGACCTCCTGTATTTCTCGATACGCGCTTTCAGGCTTTGCATCAGCGCGTCCTGTGTATCGGCTTTCCCGTCCAGGGCCCGCATGACATCCTCGTCAACGCTGCCCTCTACAATCAGATGGTGTATAATTACCCGCTGCGTCTGCCCCTGTCGGTGCAGACGAGCGTTGGCCTGCTGATACAACTCCAGCGACCAGGTTGGCGTGAACCAGATCACATGATTGCCGCCAAACTGTAAGTTCAGTCCGTATGCAGTGCTTGCCGGATGTGCCAGCAGAATGTCAATGTTTCCATTATTCCAATCATCTGCGTCCTGTGATCCGTTGAACACCCGCACCCTAAGTTTTGTCTTTTTCAAGGCATCAACGATGCGATCGCGCTCATGCTGGAATGCATAGAACACAAGTGCCGGCTTTCCATTCAGGCTGTCGACCAGTTCCATGAACGCTTCAATTTTGCACCCGTGGATCTTCTGTGGTACGTGGCCTGTGTCATACATAGCACCGCCGGCCAG